TACACCTTCTTTGTTGGTGTAAGTATCTTCAGTAAGTTTGCCTTCAACAACGACACGGGTGCCTTTGCTGAGTGACACTGCTGCATGTTCAGCAAGGTCACCGAACGCTGTGACTGAGTGCCAGATCGTTTTCTTTTTGTCGTCACGACCGCTGGTGTCAGCAACACTGAACTTCAAGATTGCCATAGCGTTCTGCGAGTATTTGAGTTCGGGTTCACGGCCTACGTTGCCGCTGATTTGGATACGGTTCATTGGGTTTGCTCCTTGAGTTGGTCGAATGATGCTCGTAATTTGTCAAAGTCTTCCAGTGTTGCGGTGTCAAGGTTGTCTACACCGGCATGGAATGTGACTTGTTCTACTGTGAGTCCGGCGACAGCGCAAGCTGCTTTGAATTTGCCGATGCGTACAGGGTCTATTTGTTGTGTGTCTGCGACCGGTTCGGGTTCAGGCTTTTTCGCTGGTGACTTCTTCTTAGGAGCAGGTGCCGAATCGTCAGCCCATTCTTCTTTGCTCCACAATGACAGAGCAACACCGAAACGCATCGCCCCGTTGCGAATAAAGTCTGACACCAGTTCTTTCAACAAGTCTTGTTTGTTGTGTGGTGCGCTACCGATAGCCAGCCTGGTGTGACCAAGCAACGTCATTGCCCCTGCCATGTGTGCCATGCCGTTCTCAACACGGTACGAAGGTAAACCATCGTCGTCAATCTTCAACGGTTTCCATTCCCACAACGGGTCAATCTCTGTCAAGATGCGAGTGATCTCAGCGTGACCCACATAGTCCAACTTGATGTTGCCCCGTGGAAGCTTGCCGACAATCTTCGGGTCAGGCACCGCATACTTATCTAAAACGAGGCGCAGTTTTTCTGCGTTCGGTTCGTCCATTACTTCCCTCCTAATAACCGCAACACACGGAACGTGTTGCTGGTCTGATACTGACTATACAGATCGGGATGTTCCGACGCAAATCTTTTTTGATCGAACCCTGAACGTGACTGCTGTTTCCAGGTGACCGCCAAGTTCCCGCCGATAGTGCCAGCAGTAGAACCATCCAACGCCAAACCAAGTTCGGCTTTCAGTTCGTCCTCGCGTGCCAACACATCTTTCTTCTCTGCTTGCACCACACGCAACTGAGAAATCAACGCCTCATATTCGTCGATCTCACGGGACTCTTCATCTACCGGCAACGCTTTAGCGATGTCATCGTAGGTGTGTTCCCATTCGTCAGGGATAATGCCAGTTGCGACATGACGACAGAAATCTGAGACACGACCAACATGCTTACCGATGATGCCGCCTTCCATCTTCTGCGTATACAAATGCAAATCAAGGGTGCTGTCAAAAATACCCCACAACACTTCGTCAACACCAACACAAGCAGCTTGATGTACCCCTTGCCAAAACCAGTAGGCAGGTAGCGGACCGTACCCGTCGATGTCTGCGTGCGGGTCCCATACTTTGCCGTACGTTTTGATTTCAACAACACGGTCAGGGTTCTGTTGGTCACCAACAATGCCATCCAATGTGGCAACAAGTGACGCACCACCACTCGCAACGGCGTACATCACTTCAGGTGTCACGATTTGTTCACCAATCTCGTCAGCCACCCATTGCAAGATGACTGGTTCAAGACGGTTGCCTCGTTCCATAGCCCTGTTTGTTTCAGTGACCTCAGGTTCAGCGGCAAGTTTCTCTGCCGCCAACGCATACTTTGTTTTGAACCGATGCTCGCCATGCACAGCAGCAGCTTCGCTTGCTGACACGACAGGGTATCCGGTGTCGTCACGGTGACGTAGCCGTAACCATTCGATTGAGCCATGCTCAGGTTTAGAAATAGTTCTTCTTCTCATGTCCCTCCTTCAGTAGACGCAGATAGTTCTACCAGAAGGGTGTAACAGTTTGCAAACTAAAAGTCTTCGGACATCCAGTTCACAGGCACGTTCATCGCTAACGAGAACACAGCAATAATGTTTTCCCACGGGATATGAATGATGTCCCCGACAACTTCGGGGTCTTTCGGTTCACCAATGGTGGAACTTACAAGCGTGAGATGGCCTTCCAAACATTTCGGCCACACCCAGCCGCTACTTAGCACATGCACTTCTTCAGGTTTGTATGTTGCTGTGTGAGTCCAACTGCTGTCCCCGCCAGCATGAGCATCTTTCCATTGGCACACAACGAGCGGCCAAGTGTTGTCTTCGTCGTCATAGATTTCGCTCATTCGTCCTCGCCATCGTACGGTTCACCATGTCTATCACATTCACGGCACCGACGACCCGTGTTCGCAGGCCACACCTCTCCGCAGAGAGAGCAAGTCAGAAGGTTGCTCATCAATCACAAGTGTACAACTTGCCTCTAAACCATGCCTGCCCATCGTGGATAGCGACCTGCTCATAGAAGAAGTTGCCGTCACCAGGCTGGAACGTCACAACCCCATAGCCCTGCTGCCAATCCTCAACAACAGTTAACGGTCGCCCATCGAGATCAAGCCCACCGCGCGTCGAAGGGACCGCTCCGTCCGTTCGGGCAAGGGTTCCAGGCGATGCCGCAAGTATCGTCTTTGCCCCATCCCAATCCTGTCTCGTTTTTTCCGCCCATTCTCTGCGATGTATATGCCCGTAGAGAACCGAGGACTTTGAGTCACCGTTGAAATAGGCGTGTGCCGTCGAACCGTTAGATCGGACTTTGTTCCCGTGAATAACTTTGATGCGCTGGTTGATCCAATAAGAGGATGCCGGATAACCAGCCAGATAACTAATGTCAGCGTCGTCAAACCTGCATAAAAAAGGAACGCTAAGAACAGGAAGACCCTCCCTATCGTTACCTCGTTTAAGACCGAACGCTGCTTTGAGGTTGTCAAGAGCCGCATTGGTGATCCTTTCCTCGTGGTTTCCTGCAATCCAAATGATTTCTGCGTCAGGCGCGCAGGCTCGCAGCTCGGCAGCGAACGTGGTGGCACGGTCAATAGATGCTTGCGTGGTGAGAGCGAACGCTGGGGACAGCCGGTACTTGCCGAACTCGGGTGCGTCAAGCATGTCACCGACACACACCACCACCTCAGGGTTCAAATCACGGATAGCTGACAGACACAAGTTGATTGCGTCCTCATCATGCGTGGGAACCAGATTGCCGTCAGCGTCCCTGTAATAGCCGATCTGTGCGTCAGGCACAATGACAGCAGTCTGCCATCCTTCGGGCTTCTGAAGCCCCTTCACCGGCCTTACAGAACACTTGACAGGGGCAGCCTGTGACACAGGGTCCCAGTCCGGTCCGTCCTCCCACGACGGAGAGAATGACAGGCCAGCCATATCGACCGTATGAGCCTCACCCTCGTCATCTTTGTAGAAGCCTTGCCACACGTTGACACGGGTGATCTTGCCTACCTCTTCAACGTCGATACCGTTACGTTCAAGCAGGTGAGCGATCTTGCCTAACACTTCTTTCTTGGCGGGCGGTGGCCCCTCTTGCAAATCTTTAGACAGAGCCACAACGACACCCTCCACGGAAATGGGTGTTTAAAGTTTTAGGACTAACCTTAAACCCGTTGTTAGTTAACGTTTCAGCAAGCCAAACCTGAGAAGGCCCATCACCAAACCTTTGACCCGCTGGCCGTTTCGCAATGACTTCAATTACTTCGTTCAACATTTTCAGGTCTTCACCCTCAAAATGTTTTCTTGCTCTGCTAACGCAACAAAGATTTGCGCTAGTTGGTGCGTTCCTTAGGTCGTCCGCTAATCCCATTGGTTTCCTCCTGGTTGAGTTGACTCATCAGGTGAACCAAACGGGTTGCTTCATCTGGTCCACGAGGAACAACTCTACTAAGAAACCAACGAATGTCAAGGATGGTGTGAGAATCTAGCGACATGGGACTAGAGATTGTACACCAAGTCAGTCGTGATGCGCGTGCCAATCCATGTGAGAATCTAAACGATTATCGATCTTGTCAACCTTGCCGTCAATCTGCTGCAACAACTCTGAGTTCTTGTTGTGGTCACGATTGTTTTCACGGCGCATACGCTCAATGAGAACAGTGAGAACGCCACCGGGGGCGAGAACCGCCAACACGATTACTGCCCACGTTGGCACAGCAGATCAGCCTTTGAACGCTGACTCGACATCTTCGTCGGTCAACTCGCCGTCAGCCTTATATGCGGCAGCTAACGTTTGTACCGCACCAAGCATGGCGATAGCGCCAGCCATCACAGCGGACTTCCAGACAGCCACATCAACAATGGCACCAGCCAACACGTTAGGCACACCGGCTGCTACGAACGTTGCGACAAGTCGCTTTACTACTACTGCGGTCATGT